TTCTTATTCCAGCGCTGCCAGCCGGCGACGTGACAGGCCGCCATCTGTTTGTAGGTCTTAGCCCCTACGGACAGGCACCGCTCCATGTGAAGGATGCCAGCGGTGATCTGGGCCTTGCAGTCCCTGTGGAGGTCTTCCACGCCCAGCGCGCGGGCGCTGGAGGGTAGCACCTGTAGCGGGCCTACAGCCCGCCCGTGGCGCGTTTTAGGGCCTAGAACGTGGCACCTGTAGCCGCTCTCCAGCTTTGTCAGGCGCAGGGCGGTTTCTACATGCTCAGAGCCAAGCCTAGCCTTAGCTTCTGCGGCGACCATCTGGGCGACTTTGGCCTTGTTTGGGTCTGTCGGTGTAAAATAGAGGTTCCCCGCCCAATTTGGGGTATCGGGGGCACGTAGCCCCCGACTCCAGTAATCGCGATCTTTGCGGAAGAAATCCGCTGCTGATTCATCAGCCGCCAGCGGGTGCATCAGGCTTGTTAGGGTCAACGCCCCCGCCGTTATTGCTGCTGTAAGTTTCTGCATTGGGGTTCTCCCGTTTCGGAGCAAGCCGCTTTGCTATGGCGGCAATGTCATTCTCCAGTTCGCCGTTGCTAAAGAAGGTGGGCGCAAACTGCGCTGCAATAGCGTCATAGTTTATGCCATCGACCCAACTATCAGCAAGGGTCGGGTTCGCGATCTGACGCGCCTGCTTGACGCAAGACATGATGACCGCAACCTCGAACATATTAACGGGCTTGTCGAGACGGATCGATGCGAGCCGCGCTGCGCGGTCAAAACATGCCTCTACGGCCCCGTACTGGAAGCCCCTGTCCCTCAAAGTTTTCGCGGCTGCCGCGAGGATTTCCGTATGGTCTACCATAACCTTTCCTTTCGTTTTGTTCGTGAACTTTGCCGATGTGTTCAGTGTTGATGATGATGTTCCCCATGCATATCCAGTTGATGTCTCCATCCACCGTGTTTGCATCCTTGTAGTATTGAGTGACCACGACGAATGCGTTGTCATTCAATATTTTGCAGAACTCCTCAATGCTGTTGGCCGGATGCTCTCCAGTGATCTGGTGAACAAGTGACCCCTGCGAGGAGGGCATGTTCATTGTTATGAAAAATTTCATTCTTCTCTCCTAACTACGGTCCCATCCATTTTCTTTTTCCATTTCGAATTACGCCCACCGGGCAATGGATTACGTGATTTCTTCGCGCCTATATGTCTTTGATGGATGCGCTTTACTTTTGCGATCAGCGGAGCATCCACAGTTGCAGTATGCGTCCGATGACAGCGGCGGTGAGCAACCAGCCAATTACTAGCATCGTCAGCACCACCGCATTCAAGAGGGATTTCATGGCTAACATCCCAATCTTCGCCGGGTATTACCTTCATGCGACACAGGTGACAGACGCCCCCGTGCCGCATGAAGATGTCGGCCCGCATTTTAGCTGTGATGCGAACACGTTTCATTGTTTAGTAGCTTCTTCTGCTTCTTCTTCTTGTTCGTCGTAGAACATGCCGATCATGTCATAAACTTTAGAGAAGTGCGTTCCTAAGATCGCGATAGCCTTCTCCCTACTGCTCGAAACGCCAAAGATTACTTTGGCCGAGACGAGCGAGTTTATGCTCAGAACAGTGGCGGAATCTTTCCCGTTAAAGCTCGCCGTTATCTCATCCGAGATTCTAAAAACCTCTGATGCTGTTTCTAGCTTTTCAAGCAAATCAGACATTTCGGTTTTTATCTCTTTACTGCTCATATCTTCCCCCATCCTGCTGAAAGCGGCACAGGTTCTCCTCAATCATAATTTGCAAACTTTTTTTCATTGCTTCCAGCGTCCCCTCTAAAGTTGCAGTAGCATAGTCTTCGTCTGGTGCATTATCAGCTACAATTTTTACCGCAGCATTAGTAAGCACGGAGAGCGTATAGAGAGGGCTTTTGTATTGCATAGCACCTATAAGCATGTCCACAAGATCAGCTATTTCTTCCTTAATTTTATCGGAAGCATCGAACATTTCTTCAACATGATCTTCAAGGTCCACTGGGTTTGGATTGATTTTATCTTTCATTGCTTTGCCTTCCATTTGGTTAGCTCTGATACGTGTATTGCATGTGATGTCCTCCCGCCGACTGTCTTTATGCGGGCGTCATTGTAAAGATCGTCAGCAAATGCATATCCGGGGAAATGCACCGACGACCCATCGATGATTGCAAGCACATAGATGTCGATCTCTTCGTTTCTTCTTTTAGGCCCAAACAGGTGACAGTCCTTGTACCGCGTAGATTTGATGTCTATGCGGCGTCCTTTCAGCATGCAGTCGTATGACCATTTGCGAGGATGAGGAACTGGATTGAAGAAGATGTTCCAGTGCTTGCAAAATGCGAACTCTGCTAGCACGCCATCTTCATCAATCTCGTTCGGTTCATTCTTGCCAACCTGTCGATCTTGAACGCCGACGACCCTATCAGTGAATGTCCGCAAGTTGCCAAGCGCGTGGCACATTGCGATCTCTTCTTGGGTCAGGACAACGGTGATCAAAGTTTCATCTCTGCGCGTCTGGTGGCTTCGTGAGACTGCCACTCGCTGAATCGCATCCTGATAAACTCAAGTTGCACCTTCAGGAGAGAAGCCTTCTTTCGTTCTTCCACCATCTTTTCGATATACTCATGCCATTCGTCAGACGCCTTGATTTGCATCTCAGCCTTGCTGACTGGCATTTCCCCCAAGGCCGCCATGCGTTGGGCTAGCACGGCGGACTTGCTTTCTTCCAAGAGCGAGGCCGCTGCGTCCTGATCGACCCAGCGCTTCGCGATGATCCGAAACTGTTCGGAAAGGGGAGGGCCGTTATCCATGACTAGAAAGGAATCTCGTCGTCATCGCGAGCGGGCCGGCTGGCCGGCGCGGACTGGCGCTGTTCCTTCTTCTTCACGGAGAACGAGTACCAAGGGTTCCCATTCTTATCGACCTTGCGCCATGCGTTCAGCCAATATTCCGCACCATCGACCATGATGGACCCGGTCATGTCTGCCTGCCTGTCGTTTTCTTTGCGGTTGTTCTTGAACATAGAACCGCTGTTGTCGCGCTGTTCATACGCCATCGCCATACTGCTCCTTCAGTTTGGAAACCTTATCGTCTAGCTCCGCAAGAAACGCGGTAACTTCTTTAGTCATGTCCGAGGCTGTGTCGTTTGAAAACATATAACGAGCCACGAATAGCTGCATGTTCTCTGGCATACGGGGATCAAACGACACAAAATCGCACCATTCTCGTTTGGTGCAGATCATCTGCCAGTGCATTTGCAAGATGTATTTGAGCGGCACGTTCCCCGTCATCAACGTCTCGATGTGCGTGGCAGTGTTTGGACATTTAATCTCCACAAGCCCATCATCGCCGACGAGGCCGTCAGGAGACGCGCCAGCCATTGAGATAGTGGGGTGGGGGACGAACCCTACCTCTTCCACCAGCACCCCCCTGTGCGCCTCATACGCGGCGCGGGCTAGTGGCTCGGTGTTCGTCCCCCACATCATGGCGGCGTTCTGATAGGAGTCCCCCGGCTTGCCTGTCAGACGCTCCACGATTAGTTCGGCCATGTAATTTGCGCGGGATGCGCCATAGCCGGCTTTAGTCTTTGCCATCACATCTGAGATACGCGAGGCTGTCACTTTGCCCAAGCGCGCGAGATACCACTCGTCGGTGCGCTGTTCCATGTCACCATTCCTTTTCCAGAATATCTTCAGCATCGCGCACGATCTGGTTCATCTCTCGCACGCTGTCAGGGATCACCTCGTTGATGATCCGACGCAAAGCGGACTCGAGGTCCGCGATGCGCTGGGAGGCCCGGAGAGCCGTGCTAACAAGCTCGGCCTCGTAGGCAATCTCGCCCATCTTACTCACTGGGCTTCTCCGCTTCCTTGGCGGCAGCCTTCAGAGCCTTGATGGTGTCGGTGTCGATGAGGGCGCGATCTTCCTTGGACAAGGACTGCCACCATGCGGTGAGAGCGGCGGTGCCTTCCTTGGCGGCCTTATTGGCAGCGACCATCACGTCAGCGGAAGGCTTCTTCTTCTCGGGCGCATTCTTCACGCTGTCCACGGCGGTGTTGCCATCATCGTCATATGCAGCGAGAGCGAGCAAAGACATGATGCCGATGCGGCGCGCATAGGTAATCGCGCTTGCATAGCCGTGTGGGTCAGACTTGCCCGCAGGCATAAACAGAGTTTCCGACATAAACTCGCCGCTCTTGTGAACGAGCATAGTTTCCACTTCAGCGCCACCAGACACAACGCGCGGTGCCTGAATGATAGCAAGGTCGTTGGTGGCAAGCGGCTCGCGAATCACAGCGCGCACGGCAGCCAGATCAGCGTAGCGGCTCTTGTAATAAGGGTTATCCGCCGACTTGGAGGCGTCATCGATCTGACCTTGCGCCTTTGAAAGAGCGGTAGCCAGTTCAGCAATGGTCTCAGACATTTTCATAGCTTTTCTCCTTAGATGTGTTCGTAGGCTTCAGAGAGGATGAACGAGCTTTTCTTATCGTCTTTATAAATGTGCGGGACGATAGCGTCGTAGATGAACGAGCCTTGCGTAAACGACTCTGATGAGCCGTCTGCCTTTTCGAGGTGAATGGCGTCGATGCAGTATTCCAAATCCACATCGAGACGGTAGATGCTGATGCTGAGATGTGCATTCAGGATGAGAAGGCCGGGATAGTCCGGCACCTCGTACTCTTCGATCTGATAGGTAAAGTCGGTTACGTGTTTCATAGCTTCGTTCCGATTGCTTACCCTCTCTACATAGCGTACCCCGCAACATTTGACAAGCCCCTTATTGCATGCAATATATTTCACATGAAACAGAGACCACCAGAACTTATGGATGTGATCTTGGCTGTTGGCGGCTTGTCTGAGCTGTCGCGCCGGTTGGGCGTGACGAGACAGGCGGTTAGCAACTGGAACAAGGTTCCGTTCAAATACATTCGGACCATCTCAGAGATGACCGGCATCCCACGCGAAAAACTTAGGCCTGACCTTTATGGTTAAGCGACAGCACGCACCTGTCAATAAATTGACACCCCGCGACGTGCTGGCTGCATTTCGCGATGGATGCGATACACGAATCATTGCCAGCGAGTATGGCTGGCGCGAGGCCCACGTTTATAAGTTGCTCGCCGTGGCGAGGGAGGCAGAGAGAGTTGTCAAAAGTCCTGAGATTTATCCTTCCTCTTCCGCCGAGCATGAACAGGCTCTGGCGATCCTCGAAGGGCGGCGGCGTGTATCGCTCGTCACAGTACGCAACTTGGAGGACAGCGGCGATCTGGCAGTTGTCGGTGCAGGCTCAGAAAGAAAAGATCGCGGGGCCGTATAAGTTGACCATGCTTGTCGTGCGTCCAGACAAGCGAAAGCGCGACCTAGACAATTTGTTCAAGGCCGCCAGTGATGCGCTGGTCGGGGCTTCCATTTTGGAAGATCACAATTGCGAATGGCTGGAAGCCCGGTGGGTGCCGACAGGTCCGCAGTGTGAATTGATCGTGGAGGAACTAGAAGGCGAGAACTACTGCGGCAACGACTAAGCTACGGAGAAAAGCAATGGACAGAAGCAGGATCGACGCACTGGAAGAGGCGCTTACAGCGGCCATCGCGTTTATAGACCAATACGTAGATGTGGAGGACGGCCCGGACGGAATCCCCGCGCCTAACTATGCAATGTCGCTGAATACTTACTTGCAAGAAGTTTTGGAGGGGAAAAATGGATGACGATCTTGTCAAAAAGCGGCCAATCTTCCCGATGACTGATAGTCGTGGACGAATATGGAAACGCAATGAACACGGAAACTTTTGCATAGTGTTGGAAAGTGAATACCGAAACATTTTTTTGTTGCGCCGTAAAAAACTTACGTACAAGGCAATAGGTAATATTTATCAAATACATAGCAATCATGTCAGGAAGCTTTTCTTCCGTTACATGAGACGCAGGCGCTTTAAAGTTTTGAAATATTTAAGGTCCCGTTCTGATAGGAAAAACAATGACTGACGATCTTGTGGCGCGTCTGCGCCTCATCAGCGCGTGGAAAACGCCGGGTGGTCCTATGCCAACTGAGGACATGGTCAATCCGCATATCACATGCGCGGAAGCCGCCGACCGCATTGAGCAACTGGAAGCGGCATATGCCCAACAGCAACAGGTTTGGAGCGATGCGATAGCACGCGCGGATCGGTATGAGGAGGCGCTGTCCCGCATTTACGCATGGTATCCAATCAGCGTTGCCCAGCCGCACCAAACCATTAACGACATCAGGGAATTTGCCCGCGCCGCATTAGGGGAGAAGAAAGATGACTGAACGGTATGTTGAAGCGATCAACAGAACAACCCGTATTGCGGTTCTAAACGATGGGGAGCTTATTTCAATTACAGGTTGGTATTTAGACGGCGAAGATTGCGATCCAGAAGATGCTGGTTCATGTTCTTGCGGACCATGCAGTCGTGGAAAGTGGTATGTTGTTGATCTGTCAGAAATGGATGGGGTGATGCAATGAAAACTACAGAAGCGATTGAAGCGGTTATCAAAGAGGACGGGATTGATAGTGCAGTTGAGTGGATCGCTGGTGTGGTGGATGAAAAGCACAGTCGCATTGAGACGCTGGAAGCGGCGCTGCAATCGTTGCTTGATGTGCAGAACGGGCCACCTTTGATTAAATACGCTGATGAATGGGGGTCTGCTGTTGAAGCCGCACGCGCTGCGCTGGAGAAGAAAGATGGAGACTGAAGCATCACGGGTGCAGAAGTTGCTGATCGCGCAGGAGAGGGAAATAGCTAGGCTACAGGTCATGCTTCACACTGCTCAAAAAGAAATAGAAAGAATAAAAGTCCAGATGCCAGCCATCATTGAGTATCTAGAAAGCCAAGCAGATGTAGTGGACGGGGATAATGGAATACCGCATCCAAATACTGCCATGTCACTATTGGTATGGATGCGGATGCTGTGAAGCGAGAAACCTCCGCAATTGGGTGTAATTGGGTAGGCTTTCGGGTGCTATAAAACGGCTAACAAGAAGACCTATTTGTAGTCGTTCGGCAACATTTTGAAATGTACGCGAGGGGAGACAAATGAACATAGTTGAGCTTCTTAAAACAGGAACAGGTGACCACCTTGAGGACCTGTCTTTGATGGTCATGGCGGCAGAAATGCTGGAGCGGCTAGAGCAGCGGGTTATCGTGGCAGAGGATGCTTTGGCTAAAATTGCTTGCGATGGTGAGAATTGTGACTGTTGTTTTATTGATGAATGCTCTTACGGAATCGCAAAAAGAGCTATGGGAGACAAAAGATGACCGACGATCTTGTGAAGCGGCTGCGTGACTCTTGTTACCTAGCCTTTGATGATGGAACTAATGATTACAGTACAGCAATAGAAGCCGCCGACCGCATAGAGGCGCTGGAGGCTGAAGTGAAAAGGTTGGAACAGCAACTCAAAATGGCGCGTCGGCTTGCTCATCGTTCACAGCCTGAATACCCGCCAGAGATTGGTATTCCTCATCTAAGGGAGGATTAACTGATGAG